ACAGAATACCCACCAATGGCAGACTACTTGGATGGGATAGTAAAAGGTGACCAAGCTCAAATTGACAAGTACATCGCAGATTGTTTAGAAATAAAGCAAAAACATCCCAAACCTTGAGTAACTTTATATCAAAATCATTATGTTGTTTTCAAATTAAATCTGGAAAGTTTTCTGGTGTTATTTTTTTCTTCAAAGATGTATACGCAAAGAAACTTAATAATACCAATGATTACGAAGTGTCATTTTCATATGAAATAGTAGGTGGAAATTATAGAGATAGAGGATATAAAAACGAACAAGAACATCTTAATAAAAAAGTCAATGAACATACAAAAGATGTTTTTATACAAGAAATAGGTGTGATACTCAATCCACTGTTATCAAATAATGATTCAAGAGTTTTTGTTCAATGGGGTGATTGAATAATATTGTCTTATAAATACTAGTAAAAGGGAAACAACATGGCAGGAATATTAAATCTTACAATTGATCAAGGCATCACTTATAGTAATGCCATCACTGTATATCAAGCAGATGGTGTTACAGTTATGAATCTTACTGGATTCACAGTAGCCTCACAAATAAGAAAAAATTATACATCAACTGCATATCATACTTTTACAACAACATTAGTATCACCAGCTACTACTGGTAAAATTAATATGACTTTGACTGCAGCTGTTACTGCCGGGATTAAAGCTGGTTATTATTATTATGATGTTGAAATTACATCAAGTGGTGGGACAGTGACTAGAGTTATGGAAGGAAAGATACACATTAAACCAAATGTTACAAAGGTATAATAAATGGCAAACGTAGTAGTTAAAAAACAATTTACTGGTGACACAAGTGATGTTATTAAAGTATCTTCTGATTCTGGTGGTGTTATTAAATCAACCACTACTGGAAATCCTGCAGGAACTATAAATGTTACATCAAACTTAACAGGAACAAATGTTAATGATTTGGGTGATGTTGATACTACAAATCTTGTAGACCAAAGTTTTTTACTTTGGGATGCAGCTACATCAAAATATAAAGCAACATATTGGGGAAGTATGACTATTGATGGTGGTCAGATAATTTAACAATAAAGGAGAAGTAAAATGAGTGTAATACAAATTAAAAGGTCAACAACATCAACCGTCCCTACCTCCGCATCCGCTGGTGATGTTACAGATGGAGAATTAGCATATAGTTATAGTTCAGGAGATGGTAGTGGTGATGAAAGTGGTGTTGGTAAGTTATTCATTGGACATCCAGACGGTAAAGCAGGTTCAAATGCAGCTGTTATAGTAGGTGGTTCATTCTTTACTAATATGCTTGACCATACTGCTGGAACAGCAACTGCAAGTTCGGCATTACTTGTTGATTCAAATATACACACAGATGCTATTAAAACAACTGGTTTATATTTAGGTTCTACTGGAGCAGCTGTATTAGTCACATCAACAGCATCTGAACTTAATAAACTAGATGGTGTTACTGCAACTACAACAGAATTAAATTATTTAGATGTAACACCGGGAACTGCTACTGCAAGTAAAGCAGTTGTATTAAATGCGAATTCACATATTGATGCTGTTAAAACAGCTGCATTATCATTAGGTGCTACTGGTTCAGAAACATTGGTTACATCAGATGCCGCTGAACTTAATATACTTGATGGTGTTACTTCAACTACAGCAGAAATTAATAAACTAGATGGTGTTACTGCAACCACAGCAGAATTAAATTTTGTTGATGTTACTGCTGGAACTGCTACTGCAAGTAAAGCAGCTGTTTTAGATTCAAATTCACATATTGATACTATGAAGATGACCAATCTTTATATTGGTGCTTCAGGTTCTGCAACACAAGTTACATCAACAGCTACTGAATTAAATCTGTTAGATGGTATAACAGCCATTGATACTGACTTATCAAGTGTTGCTGGAACACATACTACTCTTGCATCTGCATTAGCAACAAAAACTTATGTTGATAATACTCGTTCAGGTTTAGAAGTAAAAGATTCATCCGTGGTAGCAACTACTGCAAATCTTGCTGCAACATATAGTAATGGTACAGCTGGTGTTGGTGCTACATTAACTAATTCTGGTTCACAAGCTGCACTATCAATTGATGGAGTAACACTTGCTTCTGCGGAAAGAGTATTAGTAAAAGATCAAACTGCAACAGTACAGAATGGTATCTATCAAGTTACTACAGTTGGTAATGGTTCTACTAATTGGGTATTGACAAGAACTACTGATGCTGATACAGCAAGTGAATTAAGTTCTGGAGTATTTTTCTTTGTTGAAAAAGGTTCAGCAAATGCCGATAATGGTTATGTAATGACTCAAGATACGGCAATTACTTTCGGATCAACCGCTATTGTATTTTCACAGTTCTCTGGTGCTGGACAGATTACAGCCGGTGATGGTTTAGCAAAAAGTTCTAATACACTTTCTGTTAATACAGGAACAGGTATTACTATTACAACTGATAATGTTGTTATTGATACAGCATGGGCTGGACAAACTGCAATTACGACTTTAGGTACTATCACAACAGGTACTTGGAACGCAACAGCAATTAGTGCTACATATGGTGGAACTGGATTGGATACTTCAAGTTCAACGGGTGTTGGTATTGTAACAAGTGGTACATGGTCAACTCCTGCACAATTAACAGTTGGTTTTGGTGGAACTGGAGCATCGACAATTACTTCTAATGGTATTATGTATGGTAATGGTACTGGTACAGTCCAAGCAACAGCAGCTGGAACTAATGGATATTTTCTTTATAGTAATTCCGGAACACCAGCATGGACAAACGTAGTAGATGGTGGAACATTTTAATAATAACTTATAATGGAGTAAATTATGGAACAAGATAGTAATTTAAAGTATGCACAAACATTGATTAACGTATTACAAGCGAAAATGAATGACGCAGTATCATTGAATATTCAATTGGAAGCAAAGTTACTTAATTTGCAGGAAGAGTTAAAGGATTTACAAAAAGAGGAAAAAGTAGATGGCGACAGTAATAAAACCAAAGAAAAGTGAAACAGCATCGTCAGTACCCGGTACTAGTGATTTAGCAATTGGTGAAATGGCAGTTAATACAGCAGATCAAAAAGTTTATGTTAGAAATGCTGGTGGAACTGTTGTAGAAGTTGCGAACGGTGCAGCAGGTATAACAGAAGCTGTAGCAACTGCCAAGGCAATTGTAATGGCAGTTGCGTTAGGATAAACATATGGCTATAACTACTAGGCAAGGACTTATTGATTACTGTTTAAGAAGACTTGGAGCTCCAGTAACAGAAATCAATGTTGATGATGACCAAATTTCAGATCGTATTGATGATGCTATTGAATTTTTTCAAGAGTATCACTTTGACGGGGTGGAAAAGGTTTTCTTAAAACATACAATAACACAGGATGATATTAATAATGAATATATAGCAGTTGCTGATCCTGTTATTAGTGTTCTGCGTGTTCTTCCAATTCCAAACTTCAATGCTTTTCAAACTGGTTTTTTCAATGAAGAATATCAAATGAGATTAGCTGATTTGGAAAATTTCCAAAGTTCTACAATGATTAATTGGGCTATGTCTCAAACGAATTTTTCATTAGTAGAACATTTGTTTTCTGTACAACCTACTTTATTGTTTAATAGAAAACAGAATAAAATGTTTTTGGAAACTGATTGGGCTAATAAATTTTCAGTTGGAACTATTCTTATTGTAGAGGCATATCGCGCTCTTGACCCTACTACATATGCAGAAGTTTATAATGATATGTTTATTAAGAAATATGCTACCGCATTAATTAAACAACAATGGGGAAGTAACTTAAAGAAATTCACAGGTGTTACTTTGCCTGGTGGGATTTCATTAGATGGTCAAACAATATTTACAGAAGCTACCGAAGAAATTACTAAAATGGAAGAAGAGATGAATTTAAAATACGAACTTCCACCTGATGGGATGATAGGTTAATGGCCTCAAATATTTATTTTCAAAACGCAACTGCAGACCAAAACTTATTAAACGACATTAACAGAGAGGTTATACAACAGGCCGGTATAGATGTAATGTATCTTCCTAGAACTCTTGTTAAAGAAGATTTAGTAATGAATGAAGATGTTTTATCACAATTTACAGCATCATATCAGATGGAGATGTATGTTAAGTCTAGTGATAACTTTGGTGGTCCTGACGATGCTATTGCTAAATTTGGTTTAGATATTCGTGATGAACTAATTTTAGTAGTTCACAGGGAAACATTTAAATTTGCAACAGAAATGTTTACACCATTAGAAGGTGATTTAATATATTTTCCATTATCTAAAGGATTGTTTGAAATTAAGTTTGTTGAAGATGAACAACCATTTTACCAAGTTGGAAAGAATTATGTTTTTGAATTAAATTGTGAAGTATTCCAATACGGTGAAGAAAAAATTGATACTGGTACTGCCGCGGATAAAGTTGAAAGAGAAAATGCATATGCAGTTGATTTAATATTGACTGCTGGTGGGGCAGGCAATTACGGTATTGATGAAGTAGTATATCAAGGAGCTTCTTTAGCTACAGCAACTGCCAATGCAACTGTTGTATCGTGGAATTATATTTCAAGTACATTAAGAGTTAATAATATTACTGGTACATTTGTTGCTGGAACAAATATAATAGGTGATGATAATGGTGCTAATTGGTCAATGGCATCTTCAGATGATCAACTACTACCAACAGTTCCATATGCTGATAATAAGATTTTAGAAACAGATGGTGATAGCATATTAGATTTTTCAGAAATAGATCCGTGGAGTGAGGGTGACTTATAATGTTTGGTTATCATTCATATAATAAAAATATAAGAAATATTGTAGTACTGTTTGGAACAGTATTTAATGATATATCTATAAAACGATTAAAAGCTGATGGAACGGTTGAGCGTGAATTTAAAGTTCCTATAGCTTACGGACCTGCTGAAAAGTTTCTAAGTAAACTTAATCAAGGTTCAACAATAACATTACCAAGAATGTCTTTTGAGATTACTGATTATGCTTATGATCCTGTAAGAAAATTACAAACTACAAAGAAATTTAAAAAAGTTAAATCAGGTAGTACTACAGATTTAAATACAGTATATAATCCAGTTCCATATGACTTCAATATTACTTTAGGTATTATGGTAAAGTATAGTGATGATGGAACACAAATACTTGAACAAATCCTTCCATACTTTACACCAGAGTTTCAAGTTACTATGAATGAAATGTCTACAATGGGGATTAAGCGGGATATTCCAATTATATTAAATAGTGTTGCGACCGAAGATACTTATGAAGGTGATTTTTTAACAAGACGAGCTTTGATACATACTTTGACCTTTACTGTTAAGGGTCATATATACGGAAGAACTGGTGATCAAGGTATTATCAATGAAGTAGATGTTAATTTGGGTGCTAATATGAATGATATAAAAGAAGTAAATATTGATATTAAACCCGACCCAACAACAGCTGATGCTGATGATGATTATGGTTTCACTGAAACAATTACTGATTTATGATGAGGTGAGTAATGAAACAAACCACAGTAGAAAAATTGAACAAAGTCCTCGACATCACAGGGGAGTTAGTTAAAAAAGAAA